AGCGTTGGCCACGAGCGAGTCGTGCATGCTCCAGTTGTCAGCGTCTTCACTCGCGTGGATGCAGCCACCCTGCAGACGCAGCAGACGCTTGATAAGTCTTTCGGTTGTCATGCTCGCACCCTGATTCCTCGTGACTTTCCCGGTTCGCGTGTGATCCAGCCCTTACGCTCCAGCTGCTCAAGCATCCCCGTCACAGCGTGCGGGCTCTTGTAGGCGAGCCCGGCCGCGATCTCGCGGACGCTTGGCCCCCACATGCCGGCGGTGGACGCAATGAACTCGTACGCCCGCTGCTGGGAAGGCGTGAGCGGCAGACGCTCGATGGTGGTGGTGTTCTCTGGGGTCATGTCTCTTTCTTGAGTGATAAGTCGGGCGTCAACCCGGCGAGTTCCTTCGGTCGCCGGTACGGTGCTGGTGTCATGCCAGCGAACTCCTTGGCCTTGCGGTCAAGTGCGGCCTTACGGGCGATGTCATCGACAACGCCAGGCCGTGCAGCCTCTCGGTGGGTGCCACCACGATCCTGGCACTTGCTGAGCCACACCGTGGTCAGCCAACGTCGCCAGTTCGATTTCCGTGCCTTCTTTGGGTTCGCCTTGAGCCACTGCGTGGCCTTGGCAAACTCCACGGGAAGGTCAGCCGCCGGATAAGCCTGTGACCATTCCGCATGGTCAGCGTCGGTGATCCCCTCCCAGCCGGTTTCCGCAGTCCACCGAAGCGGATCGGCTGGCTTCGAGCAACGCCGCCGCTGCGGCGTGCTCGGAGCATCCAAAGGATTAGAGGTAGAAGGATTAAAGGTAGAAGGATTAAAGGCGCAAGAAGCCGGGGGATTTCCCGGCTCAAGCGCCGTATTTCCCGGTTTTGCGTTTCGCTCGGGAAAAACGATGGTTTCCGCCGATTCGTCGGCTGGCGGTAGGCCTTCGTCACGCTCGTCGGGGTGACACCTCTGGTGCTCGCCAAAAGTCGGGATCTCGAGCACCTTCACGTTGTCCGATTCGTAGGCTCGGACAAAGCCTCTGTCAGCCAGCTGCTTGAGCAGGCCAACGATGTCGCAGTTCTCGTACGGGAACAGCTCAGCCTTGATCCGCATGGGCCGGAACTCCATGCGGCCCTGGCTGTCAGCCAGAGTCCATAGGCCAACAAAGAGCAGGCGGGCCATGGGCTCGCACTCTGCCAAGAACTCGTTCTTGAAGAATGACGGCTTAATGCTGCGGGTGCGTGCCATCAGAATGCAATCCTCTGCAGTTTCATGCTGCCGCCGTTCGTTTCGTAAATCTTGGCCCACACTTCACGACGTGGGACAAACACGCACTCACTGTGGTACTCGGAGTTGCTTCGTTTAGTGCGCTGCCTACTCACCTTGTAGTCGCAGCACCACGACTCCCAGTTGTCACTAAACGCCTTCAGCAACATCGGAAACGGAATAAGGCAAAAGCGTCCCGTTTCCTTCCACAGCCAAAGCACATAGTCGCATCGCTTGTTAACGTCCCGCGTCCACCCGACAATTCCTTTCTCCACAACGGACCAAGTCTCCAGTGCCAGATCGTCTTCGTCTGGATGGCTTGCGGCCCAATCTTCTTCGCGCACCTTGGCGTCTACGGCCAAGTGCCTTGCGTTCGTCATTTCGACCCACCAATCAACGCCGAGCCTGTCGTTGGCCTTGGCTGCTTGATATGCGTTCAGCGAACCAGGGATTGCAGACAAGAGAACTTCACGAACATCTACAGACGCTGCGTGTCCTGACGACATCAGCAGCTGCTGATCGAAGTCGTATTCATTTGGTGGCATTGGTGTTTTCTCCCCATGCCACCCAGCCAGTCCGAGACGATCTTGAGAACATTTCCAAGAACGGGCCGGGGCTACATGACTCAACAAGCTCCAGAAACGCAGGCGGCTTGCTGCTATGCCCAGCAGGGCCGCGATCGGCCTCAAAAACCGTACCAACGTCCTTTCGCTTTAGAGACTGGCTGCCTTTTACGCCGAATAGGACGTGCTCGGTCTGGCCCCGAAAGTAGTTACCCATTCCAAAGTGTGGCTTTACCCATGTAATCGCCGTGATGTATCGAAAGCCCCACGCCTCAAGCAGGCGAAAGCCTTTTGGCAACGATCTGTTCGTGATCCACAGGTAGATGTGGCAGTCATCATCGGCCAGGCCGCCGACATCAAGCCGCTCCAACTGCTCGATTGACATCGTGCTGTAGTCGGGCCGAGCCCGGCCGAGCTGGTCTTGATCGCCTTCGTCGCCCCAGTCCCACGGCGGGTCAATAACGATGGTGGCGTACTTCGCATCAGCGACAGAGGCGGCCTTCTCAGGCTCAGGCACGGCGGCAATCTTCTTGCGGTTTTCTTCGCGTCGGGCTTCGCGGGCCTGCTCTTTTAGTTCACGCTTGACCTGCAGTACGGGGCGGCCTTCCTCGACGGCCCTCTTGAGTTCCGGCGTACGCTCAACCTCGTCAAAAAACTTTTCCGCGCGGCGCACCGTCGCCGGGCTAACGCCGTGCTCAGCGCCAATCGTTTGGGCGGTTCCGGAAGACTGATCATTTTGATCAGTCTTTTCAGGCCCACGCTCTCCGTGACGCTTCTTCGCTCTTTTGTAGCGCCGGCCGAGCAGCATCGTAAAAGCATCGTGCGTCAGGTTGCGCCGCCCCAACTGGTTCTTGTCAATCCAGTCCTCGGCCTCGTCCCTGGCCTTGAACCGCAGTTCATGTATGTCGAACGGAAGCCCGAGCCGCGTGCAGATCTCGTAGCGGTTGTGGCCGTCCAGCAGCGTCAGCGTGCCTTTACTTGCCCACACCACCAGCGGATCTCGAGCACCGCCGTGCTCGGCAATGTTTTCTTCCAGCTGCTGACGCTCTTCGGCAGAGAGCGGCGGAATAAGTGCCGCAAACTCTGCGTCAACGATGATGTCTACAAAAACCTGCGGCATACATGCCTCCTTGCACTGTGTTCTGAACCCGTGCCTACCGTGGCACACTCGTCAAGTGGCTCTTCGCCAAATCGTTGCCATCCGTCCGCTGCTCGTCCTCCTGGTGCCCGCCTCCACGATCAGGCCGCGCCGTGCCAACTCAATCCGCCTTGGCCTAACGGTGCTCGCGTTCATCTCGAGCTCGTTCGTGATTTCCTCGTCAGTGCTGGGCGTGCGACAGATGAACTCGTAGACGCGACGCTGCATCGCGTTCAGCGTTGCCGGTGCCAGCGAGTCCGCAGCTGCAGCCGAGGTGGCCGAGCCGTTCACGCTGGGCGCTCGCGTTGCGAACAGCGGCAGTTCGCATTTCTGCACGTAAAAGACACTCATGCCACGGCCTCCTGTGCATCAAAGAGAGTTTTGCTATTCGCTTGGTGCGTCCGCTCAGCCTTGGCCAGATTCTTCAACGCCTGGGCGTGGTACTCGGGCTTTAGTTCGCAGCCGTAGAACCTGCGGCCACGCTGGAGTGCCACGTAGCCCTCGCTGCCAATGCCAGTGAAAGGCGAAAAGACAACCTCGCCGGGGTTGCTGTACAGCCTCACAAGCCTGTCAATCACGTCTAGCTGCAGCGGGCAGATGTGCTTCGTGTCCTCTTCGCTGCGTGCCTCTTTGACGTTCAGCGTGTTCGTCTCGCGGATGTCACTCCAGCAACATTCGGCCCAGTCAATCCACTCGTTCCGCGACACGTCGCCTTCAGAGTCGATGGCCAATGCGTTCTCGCCCGGTGCTCGGAACTTGATTAGGTAGTCAGGCAGGCAGCCACGCTGCTTGGCCCTGTCGCTTTCCAGGCCGGCGAACTGGAGCTCACGGCTTCGCGTGCGAATCGCCTGCGCCTGCGGATTCTTGCGAACCACCCAGTCGTATTCGTAGACGAGCCCAGCCCGCTCACCCAAGCGGATATTGAGCCCGCGATAGTCGTGCAGCCCTACTTCGCCGGAACGCTTAAGCCTGGGTATCTGCATGACGTGAACGACAACGGCCCGGCCAGGCTTCAGCACGCGAGCGAGCCCGCGAAAGAAGTAGGACAGGTGGATCTTGGCTTCGCCTTTCATGTTCTCGCTGTTGCCGATGTCCTCAGCCTTTGACGTGTAGGAAAACAGACTCGGGAACGGTGGCGAAAAAACGGAGAAATCAACCGAATGCGGCGGCATGTCCTCGAGCATGTGCGGAATGCAGTCGCCGTGGTGAATGGCGTACGGTGAATGGTCATGCAGTAGCGTCACGGAACATCGCCTCCTGCTCGCGGGTGTCGGCCTCGACGCGACGTGCCTTACGCAGCACGTTCTCAACCATCGGGCGTTCGATGTCAGTCACGGGGACGTGGACGTTGAGCGGACGCCACGAGCCGACGCGGTTGCTCCTTTTCACGGCTTGGTAATACTCCTCGTAGGAGTCCTGCAAGCCGCTGAATACCTGTCGCGTGCAGATTTGCAGATTGAGTCCAAAGCCCAGAATCTTGGGCTTGGTGATGAGCACCTTGATGCTGCCAGCCTTGAACTCGTCAACGAGCCGCTGGCGTTCTTCCTGCGGCGTCTTGCCGTCGATGCTCGCGGCCTCGGGAATCATGCGGGCCAGCATGTCCTGCTCGTCGTTGTAGCGGCACCAGATAATGGTGCTTTCGGTTGGCCACTCTCGCACCATGTCCACGATGTACTGTGGCTTGATGCTGCTTTCACACTTGGCCATCCGCGAGAGCTTGGCCCTAGTCGTAATGCCTCCGAGCTCAGTGACGAATAGCTGGCCCGTCGTGGCACGTACGGCCTTTTCCTGCTCATCGGATAGCCGCACGTCATCAATGTGGACGTGAATTGGCGGGATGTTGTGAACGTTGTCCTTCCAGCCGTAGGTGCTGGGGTCTGTCAGGAAAATGCACCAGTGCGAAAGAGCACGGTAGAAGGGCCGTAGTGCGTGCGGCTTCAGTTCCCAACGCTCCATCGTCTGGCCACGATTGATGAAAAACTTAGCCAGGAATGAGTTGACGTTTGGGAAGGCGTCCAGAAATACGGCGTGGTTGGCGTATTCGATGCGGTCATTCGGTGCCGGCGTTCCAGTCAGGGCCAGCTTCCACTCAACGCCCGCACCCATTCGCAGGCAGACTTGGCCCCATTTCCCATAGTGGCTTTTGAGCATGGACGATTCGTCCAAGATGAGCCCCGCCAGATCGCCATCGGGCGTATCGTCTCTCAGTGCGTCGTAGTTCGTGATTCCAAGCCGTCCGCCTGGGCTCGTCATCCACTTGGCCAGATCCTTGGCTGCCACCTGCTCGATGGGCAGCGTGTCGCCGTAGAACTTATGGGCCTCGGCCACCGTCTGCTTAACCACCATGAGCGGCGACACAATCAGCACGGGCTTGTCGGGCACCGTCTCGCGGACGTGCCGTGCAAACTCAAGCAGCATCAGCGTCTTGCCGAGCCCGCAGTCAGCGAAGATGGCGTAACGCTTCTTCTCAACCGCCAGCCGCACAATGTCCCGCTGGTAATCAAAGAGCCCAGGCCGTGGCTCGTATGACGCAATGGCTGGCTGGTCGGCAGCTACGCCGATGTCGCCTGCGTACTCGTCTGGGAACCACGCCATCCGGCCGTGGATCTCGTAACGCGGCAGCGACTTAATACGCAGAAACCTGCGGTATGATTCGATTGTGTCATCCAAATAAACCTGCATCGTCCACGCATCCTTTCGTGTGTATTTGCCGGGTTACGCCCGGCGCGACCGACTCACCGCCGGATCAACGGCGTCGACTGCTGCAGTTACTCGCCACCAGCAGCTAGGCGGCCAATGCGGCTGTGTTCGTCAGCCTGCGTCGCCAATGGCGTGGCGTTAGTCGCTGGACTCCGGTGGTGGAACGCAACTCAC